ACATCTAAAGCAAAGTTTCTTATCTAATGTACGAAGACTGGATTGCATCTAGGGTAAACAGTGCTGACTATTTGAAGACCAGTTTGAAGGAACTGAAGTTGGCAAAGAAGATCAACCAGTTGCAATCAGATAGGTTGAAGGAAATTTATCGTAAGACTTCTGCTCTAAGAAGACTTAGAGGATTCTGGATAACAAATTTCAAACAGACAACTGATGAAGAAGTTGCTGCACTAGAACGTGAGAGACCTACTACTAGGTTACTGAGTATACATGTCATCAATGGATGTAACCTTGCATGTAGAGCATGTAATCACAACAGTAGTTTGTTAGGTATTGATAGTAGAGTAGATATAGATCAACTGTTACAAGATATAGAAGTTATATTACCAAAGATATATGTATGGAGTCACATCAGTGTGATAGGTGGTGAACCATTGCTGGAACCACGTACTAGAGAAGTGACAAAAAGAATATGGGAGTTGTGTCAGGAAACTAATCAACCATGTAATGTCAAGTTGTTTAGTAATGGATCAAGACTCAAGCAAGAGAAAGAATGGATAGTTGATGAGATGTTGAAGGGTGTAGTGTTTAGATTGACATTCCATAAGCCATGGTATACAATAGAGGGGTCAAAGAACTACGAGAATGCCTATGATTTTATGGAGTACGCCAAGGGCAGAGGGTTAGATATCAATGGTGGCACGTTTGAACTGAGTGAAGCATTCAGATATGATGACGGGTCACCTAGACAATGGTTTGATCTAGTCAAGTATGACTACAGTGATGGTATCAAGTACTATCCATACGAAGATAAGAATCCTGTAGAAAGTTTCAAGCATTGTAGTTGCCCTAACTCACAGTTATACAACGGTCATCTATGGAAGTGTCCTATGATATCCTATTTGAGGGAGTCGTTAGCAGTGACAGGACAGTTAGAAGATCCAGAGTGGCAAAAGTATTTGGATTACAAACCTACTAGTATCATTGGTACAGAGAAAGAACTAAGAAAATCATTCAAAGAAGTTCTAGTTCCACATGATATATGTAACATGTGTTCTGCTAATCCTAAATGGTTCACTGCAACTGAACAATTAGATCCTAAGAAAAAGAAAAATGTTGAGATGTTCCAACCACAGACCTATGACACCGTTTGATACCTATAAACAATATCTTGCATTCAAAAATCATTTTACAAAAGAAAAGTATGACTACCATAAGTATGGTGGTGCATCTAGAGCAAAGGTAGAGTCATTTTATAAAAGAAAGGATAGGTATTTCTTTGAGAAGACATCGAGGAAGTATAAAGATGAAGAGGTATGTGATTTCTTTCTTGCTAACTTTGTAGCAACAGATAATCCTCAAGGTGTATGGATAGGAAATATTATCAAGACAGGTGAGGTAGTATATAAAGATTGGATGAAGAGACAGCAGAGTTTATTCTATAATTTCAAGCAGGGTTCAGAAGATATGATGGATCAATATGATTATGAAGAGTTCTTTAATGCATCTAAAGGTCACCCACCTATACTCAAGGAGCATCTTGCTGGTCGTATCAGTGTAGAAGAGATGTGTATCTATGAAAAGGTATTTTCTTACTGTAAAGACTATGATAAACAGTTGGATGATCCTGTATGGAAAACCGTAGGTCTAAAGATAAAGAAGTATATACCATTTCTAAATATTGACAAGGATAAGTACCGTAATCATCTATTGAAGAGGGTAAAGGAAAGGTATGGGTAAGTTTTTTCAATCAGAGAATGTAAGGACTGAGATGGAAGACATCTATGAGATGCAGAAGGAACTCATGGATGTAATAATGAAGTTCCCTTACATGAGTGATGAGGCTAAGGTTATGCATATAGATACCGTCAAGGAGTTGCTAGAGAAGCAACAGATCATGTGGACTAGAGTTTCATTATCAGATGATCCAGAAGCAATCAAGATGAAAGAAAATATAAGAGCAGGTTCTAAAGAGATGGGGTTTGGTGATGCAGATATTAATATGATATTTTCAAACATGAGAAACACTTTGGATGCGGTACAACAAAGTCTCCGTCGTTAAATGGACCAGTGCTACTATAATACCTATCGCTATGGTATTTCATGTGATGGGATGGACTCCTTGGAATAGTATTCTACAGATGATAGGTGCTGCTGGATGGGTGTATGTTGGTAGTAAAATGGGTGAACGTGCTATAGTAATGAACTTCTTACCACAGTTCTTTATCATCATTCCAGGTCTTATAATCTTATGGTTGACCGCACCTAAATAGTATGTTATACTATGCATACGGTGAAAATCTAACACAATCCACCTAATACAACGAATATGTCATTCGCTAATTTAAAGAAGCAATCTCGCTTGGGCAGTCTTACTTCCAAACTGACCACCGAGATAGAAAAAATGAATAAGGGAAGCACTGGCGGTGCTGACGAGAGACTATGGAAATTGGAAGTAGACAAGGCAGGTAACGGTTATGCCGTTATCAGATTCCTTCCTGCTCCAGACAAGGAAGAACTACCATGGGCAAAAGTATGGTCACATGCTTTCCAAGGACCTGGTGGTTGGTACATTGAGAACAGTCTTACTACTCTTGGTGGTAAAGATCCTGTCTCTGAGTACAACAGACTACTCTGGAACAGTGGGAACGATGCCGATAAAGATCTTGCACGTAAGCAGAAGCGTAAGCTTAGTTACATCAGCAACATCTATGTTGTAAAGGATCCAACTAATCCACAGAACGAAGGTAAAGTATTCTTGTACAAGTTTGGCAAGAAGATCTTTGATAAGATCACTGCAGCAATGCAACCTGAGTTTGAGGATGAGACTGCAATTGATCCATTTGATTTCTGGCAAGGTGCTAACTTCAAGTTGAAGGCAAAGAACGTAGCAGGTTATAGGAACTATGATTCCTCTGAGTTTGCTGCATCTAGTCCTCTATTAGATGATGACGATGCTCTTGAAGCATTGTGGAAGAAGCAGTATCCTCTTGTTGAGTTCACTGCTGCTGATCAGTTCAAAGCATACGATGTCTTACAGCAACGTTTAGATTCAGTTCTAAACTCTACCAAGACTCGTGTTGCACCTGAAGTTGCTGATGAAGAAGCAGAGATCAAAACTGCTGATCCAACACCAGTTACTGCGTCACCTATTGTCAATTCTAAACAAGATGATGACGATGCACTATCATACTTCCAGCGTTTAGCAAACGAATAATGGAGTACGTCTCATTTGAAGAGACCATTGGAGTCTACGACGGAGATCAATCTGTCGTAGACTCTGCTTTATGTGAGGTCTATAAACTTAGAGATAAAGATCCAGTCAGTGATGGTAACTCTAACTACCGTGGATGGCAGAAAGATTTTGATCATCCAATCAAGAATGTAATTGAAAGAGAGTTTAGAAAATATATCAAGCACTATTGTATAGAAGAACCATACTGGTTGACATTTACCAAGTTCTTCTGCAATATAAATCCACCAGGTGCATCTAATACTATGCATCACCATACTGTTGGTGAATTTAGTGGAGCATTTTGGTTGAAAGCAGAGAAAGACTCAGGTGATCTTGTAGTAATGAACCCATTCTACAATAGGTTTATGAATACTTGTATGATACCTCAAGGTAAAGATTACAATGCAAAGTATTTTCAACCTGAACCTAACAAGGGTGTGTTCTTCAACAGTAACCTAGTTCACTACGTTGACATCAACAGGTCAAATGAGGACAGGGTTTCGATTGCCTACCACATAGGAATACATTATAACTGAGCGAAATTCGATTTTTAGTTCCAAAAATTCGGGAAAAAAAACTCCGACCATTTTTTGCCCTTAAGGTTTTTCCAATTATCTCGACGATAGAATCCTAAGATTTTCTCCCTTCTTCATTTTCTTATTGATATATTGTGAACTATCGGTATAACTCATTATTTCTCTCATATCTTCTTTTATGATTCCGACGTATTCTTTTCTAAGAAGCACTATTTCACGTTTTTTGTCATTTTTCTCTATTTCGTATTCGTAGTTAGATACTGAATTTACTAATTCAGACCCAGATATTGTTTCTACTGTTCCATCTTGGGTATATCTAAAGGAGAAATTCTCATCTACAACTAGACCACCTTGTAAGATAATATTATCATCTAGATCAACTTGTTCTTTTGTTTCATAATGATGTATTTGGGTCAATTGAACAGTATCGTACTTATTCTCCAAATATTGTTGAAAATCATATTGACTCATTGGCCATTCATCTCTTACATTAATGATATTATTAGATAATAGCACAATCCAGTCATAATCTTCTCTTTTGTATATCTCATATGCAACGTTATCTGGTCTATCATCACCAGTTACAGCATATGTGTTAAATGCAACTGCATTCTCAAAGAAGTCATCTCTGATTTTACCTCTTTTGAAGAGGTTTTTTGATAGTTGGAAATCATTGCTAGAATTACGATCATTTGAGAATGATGGTAATAATATATCTGGGAAAAGATCGAAATATGCCATTAGAATCCTACGTCATCCTCTGCGATTGTTGGAGTGGAGTTTGGAGTAGCACCCGAAGCACCTACAGTAAGGTCACGGATACTCTCATCTGGTTTTTCATCATAATCATTACCAAAGATAGGTGTAAGTTCGGTAAAAGATAGTGCCATATTTGATGAAATAGGTTGAGAACCTGCACTTCGGTCTGCATATGCAGCCCACACACCTTCTGGGGTATAGTCAATTTCACATGCAGTAAGAGCACACATCTTAAACATGTTCAAACTCTTTATTCTATTAGTTCCAGTCCTGTATGCAAGACGGAATACGTTAGGAGAACTCAAGAAGATGCTACTACCTTCACTCTCATTAGCGAATGATGGTAACATACCTTGTTTGAAGAATCTCATAATTTTTCTTATCTCTTCTGCATCTTGATCATCATAAGGTGCAAATTGGAATGCAAAGGTGAAATTTCTAAGTTGAGGACCATTGAATAGTAGTTCAAGGTTAGGGTTGATTGCATTACCTGTACTTCTTGTAATGAATTGAGCAGGGTCTACATTGATTCCTATTTTACCTAATGCTAATTTAGAAAGAGTTGCAGAAAGAATATCTCCTGATGCTCCACCATTCCTCATATCTTCTCTAACTGAACTCAATGCATTACTTGCATCACCTAGTCCTGATTTAACCATACCTACTAAGTTTGTTTCACCTTTCATTAAATTACCTATTTCTCTTGATGCACCAAAGAAAGCACCTGCCTCTACAGCATTTGCTTTAGCACCACCCCAACTAACACCATTACTTGATTTTAGAGAGTTTGGTATTGGTAGTTTTACTGAACCTTGAGAAGATTTTGATGTATCACTGGATCCACCAGCAAAGTTTGTACCACCTGCTATATTACTTCCTCTAGGTATACCTTTTGTTACAAAAGAACCTAAACTTGCTCCTGTTTTATCTCCTTTTTCTGGTTTGTTGAAGAAGGACATCCCTGATTGAGGAGCCTGATACTTGAAGGACTCAATGAATATGTGATCCATATTCCCTTTAGTGTATGATACAGCTTTGGGATACCAAAGGTGTTGTGCTGGTTTACTTGATTTCTTTCCTGTTATTTCTGCTGGTTTGGCATCATCTACTTCTTCAACAACTTCAGTATCATTATTCTCATTATTATCGGGAATATTAGCACCTGATAAATCTACACCAGATTCTGCAGCAGAGTTTTGAAATAGAACTTCATTACCATTCTCAACTGCTTCATTATATACTTCTGTTATTGCTCCTGAATATGCATTTTTTCTTTCTTCACTGTTTATTATTGCTTTACCCTCTTCATTGTTGGTATTTAACTTGAATGATCTGACTCTTGTACCACGTTTAGTATCTACATTTTTCTTGAAACTAGGTGCAAATGCTGGTTGTAGAAAGGTTGCATTCTGAACATCTAAATTTATAACTTCACTATACTTCTGACCATTTACTGTGTAAGAAATGCTTTTGTAATTACTGTTTGCTTTTTCATTAGGACCTAAGTTTACATTGTTGATACTTAGTACCGTAGAGTTAGTATTGTTGTTTCTTTTTTTAGGTGCCATTAGTGTATTCCCCTAGTACTAATAGGTATTTCAATACTTCCAAGATCTCTTACGAACTCTTCAATAGGTAAATTAAAGGCGGTTTCCCATTCTTCCATCGCAATATCCAAAAAGAGTGTTTGCACATAGGATTTTAGGTATTTATGGTATCCCTTAGGAAGTTCTGCTGGATTGGCTTCATCTACCCACTCAGCAATCATTTCTCTTTCATCTGGAGCATAATAATGAAGGTTTACACCCCAAAATGCTGGTCCTTGAGATGCGATAACATAACATAACGGATTTCTATCATAAAATCTTAGTTTCTCGGCAGTTTTTGCTCCATACTGGAATAACATCAAGTGTCCAGGTATGGGAGTACCTACAGTTTTTGATTTAGGGAAGGTATTTCTAAATTCCAAGTTCTTTCTCCGTCATTATTTGGAATTCCCATTTTCTGTCTTTACAGAATTCCTCTGCTGCTACCCATTTTGCAGTATTTTTAGCGTAAGTCATAACCTCGGTTACGTATTTTCTAGTTCTTGTTTTTTGTATTTTTGGTTCTTTTACTTGTTTTGCTGGCTTTATTTCTATTATTTTCTCATGCAATTTTCCTTTAGAATCTTTATATTTGATATAAAAATCTGGGAAGTATCTATGGACTCTATTGTCAGTAGGGCATCTATAAGGTATTATTACTTCCTCAGATGACCATTTGATAATATTTTTGTTACTATCACAGTAATTCATAAACTTTAGTTCCCAAAGTGATCTATAAATGATCTCTCTTGGGTCACCTTTATACTTTTTTCTATTAATTGGTTTAAACTTACCTTTATATGACATACATAGTATGTACGCATCTTGTATTTAGGATTGTTGTGGCTGTAAGTTCAAAGCAAAAATCAGTATGGACTTTTGCTCAAAACAGGCAATTTTTACCAACTCAAGAACTTTATGAAGTAGTCTCTAAGTTTGGTAATATAACACCTGCGTTTAATAATAATTATGATGTATCGTTTAATCTATCAACTGGTTCTTCAGCTCTGAAGGGTTATATTTCTGACAGATCGTTTTATAAGGATGAAAAAGGTCTAGCAGATGCTGGACAATATCTAGCATTATTTTGTTCAGAAGCGGTTCTTCCAGGATCACGTTTGGATGTTTTTCAGAAGCAGGGAATAAGACAGGGTATAAATCAAAAGTTTGCTGCTTATAGACAGTTTCCTGAAATTATACTAACTTGGTATTCTCAGAAAGATTATTATACTAATGATGTATTCAATTCATGGATGGAGTTTATTTCTCCAGATATAAATGTTTTTGATGATAGTCGGACTGGATCTTATAGGAAATTGAACTATCCATCAACTTATAAGGTTGATATGCAGGTTACTGCATTTAGTAAAGGTACTACTGATAGAAATAATAGATTGACACGACATGGTGCATTTTCTCAACAAAAACCAAGTAGTATTACATATCATATTACAAATGCATTCCCTGTAAATATAGTTGCAGCACCTTTAGCATATGGTAAAGCAGAACTTGTAAAAACTACAATTACTTTTGCTTATGATATGTACCATCTAATAAGATCATCTAGAGTTGGAGGTGGAGTAGCATCTACACCACAAGGACAGATGCCACCAATATATTGGGGTACTGGAAAAGGAGGTGGATTTACTGATAGTGATAGACCAGAGGTAACATCAGGTGATGTAAATAATGGTACTACAAAGAAAGAAAATCGTGGATTCCTTGGATGGAGATCTAGTATGGATTATATAATGAGGGATGCAACTGATCTGGATGGTATGGGAATGCAGACTGGTCCGTTTATCTGGTCTGGGAAGCAGAAAAAATAGATGTAGATATGCTTGCTAAATAAAGCTAATGAATATTTTACTATGCCATTACCAAAGGTCACTGCACCTACTTTTGAACTGAAACTGTTATCAACTGGAAAGACAATCAAATATAGACCATTCCTTGTAAAAGAGGAAAAGGCATTGTTGATTGTATTAGAGAATGGTACAGATAAGGATATAAGTGCTACTTTGAAAGAAGTTCTAAAAGCATGTATTATCACTCGTGGTGTAAAAGTTGAAGATTTACCTAGTTTTGAATTAGAGTATTTGTTTTTGAATGTTAGAGGTAAGTCAATAGGTGAAACTGTTGAACTTAATGTAACATGTCAGGATGATGGTGAGACTAAAGTACCTGTAACGGTTTCTTTGTCTGATATAAAATTACATGTTCCTGATGGTCATACAGATACTATTGATTTGGGTAATGATCTATCAATAAAGATGAAATACCCTTCACTGAAGCAATTTTTAGAAAGTAATTTCTTAGTTTCAGAAGCAGGTAATAATCAAGAAAGGATTGATCTAGCGTTCAAAGCAGTTATTGATTGTATTGATCAGATTTATACAACTGAAGAATCATGGGCAGCATCTGATTCAACTGAAAAGGAACTTATAAAGTTTATAGAACAGTTGAACTCACAGCAGTTTGGTAAGATTGAAAAATTCTTTGAAACTATGCCTAAGTTGCAGTATAAGTCAAAGGTTTTGAATCCTAACACTGATGTTGAAAATGATGTTGTAGTTGAGGGACTGGCAAATTTTTTCGCATAATGCTATATCATACTACCATAGACAATACTATGGAGACTAACTTTGCTTTGATGCAACATCATAAGTGGAGTCTAACTGATATAGAAAATCTAATCCCTTGGGAAAAGGAAATTTACGTAAATTATTTGCTCAAGTATCTTGAGAAACAAAAACTAGAAGCAAAACAAGCAGAAGCAGCTAATGCAAACGCCTGGTAGATTAGTACAATCTCAAACTCCTATGTTCTCTCCTATTGGAGAGAGGATGGATAAGGCTTATACGAGTTTGATTGAGCGTACTGAGGAAAAGGCAGTAGGAGAACAATTAGGTAGAACTCAGGTTAGACAACTTGGACGTATAATATTAGAATTTGAAAGATTGAATGGTACTATGAAGACCATGAGGTCTGAAATACAACAAGATTTACGTGATAGAAGAAAATATTATAAGCAAGAGACAAAGATATTAAAGGAAGACTTAGAGAATACAAATCTATTCAAGACTGCTGCATTATTTGATGGACGTAAGAACTTAGCATTATTATCAGGTGCCTTAGCATTAAAAGAGGCAGGTGATGGTGATTTAGGTGGAACATTACAAGCAACGAGTGCTGCAGTAGGTTTACTATTACCTGAGATTATAAGTGGTATAGTAGGAATACTTGGATTGAATTCAATTGCAGGTGGTGGTAATCGTGGTGCTGGAGTTCCTCGTGGCGGCATAGGTAGAGGAGGTATGAGAGGTATGGGTGGTAAAGGTGGTATTATAACTGCTGCTATAATAGCAGCAAGTCTATTAGGAAGTAAGTTATTTGGTGGTGGTAATGCTGATACAAGAAGACAAGAAGGGGCACAACAAACAATAGCAGGTGTAAACACTATTAATGAACCTGATGTTGTTAGATTTAAGGTACAATTGAATAGGTTTGAATCTATACTTGATGGTATGATGTCAGGTCCAACTCCGATAGGTCAAACTAAAAAGGGTAAAACGAATGCTCCAAGTGGTGCTTTAGGTCCAGCAGGTGATCAACAGTTAAATGAAGAGGTATCTGAAGCAACTCAAAAGGATGATTTCAGTCAAGGATTTGGATCAGGTGAAGCACAAGCAGCAAATTCAATTAGTCCATCTTCAATCATAGTACCACCATCTGTTGAGACTACTGAGAGTGGAACAACTAATACTACTGGATCTAAAACTATAGTAGCACCAACCGAAGCTGAAAAGAATGAAATAATAAACAATGCAGGTGGAAAATCTAATATAATGCCAGCTATGTTTAGTGATGATACATCATCAGTATCTCCATTATTATCTTCTAACAATGCAAGTAGTGGAGTAAGTTCAGTAGAACCTACGAGTGAAGCAATACCCTCATCAGGACAAACATCTTCGCCTGAAGTTAATATTTTGGATAGTTCAAAAGCAGAAGGTAGTTCTGGATTTGTGGGTGGTGTAGATCCTAAAACTTCACCTATGGGTAGTATTGATTTGGAGGGTGGGTCATTAGATAATGAGAAAAAAATAATGAAGGGAGAAGGTTGGATGAGTAAACTTGATCCTAGAAATTGGTTCAAGGGTAATCGTAATGAATCTGAGTCAGCTAAGAGTGGGATGAGTAGTGATGATGTAAATGTAGTCAATAATCAACCAGAACAAGGTTCAGGTGGTGGTTCAAACGTACCTGCACCTGGTGATGGACAGGTTCAGGTAAATGTGAATACTCGATATAGAGTCAATAGTGGTACAGCAATTGACAAATTTGATCATTCTTCATCAATCAGAAACTACACAACTTATAGAGCAGATTGATGGCATTAGTTCAAGTAATAGCAAGAAATAAAAAAGTCTCTTCTGCACTTGTTGCAGATATGAAGGGATCTTTTGCTGTCTCTAGAACTTTAGAAAGACAGTCACTAGAACTTAAAAAGAAATTAGTAAAAGAAAGGAAAATAGCATATACTGCTCTTGCTGCTAGAGGTCGTGGAGATGGTAAAGGGGCTGGTGTTGGTAGTGGTTTATTAGGTGGTGCTTTAGGGATAAGAGGTCTAAGAATGGCAAGAAGGTTCCTCGGTGGTGGAGGAGGACTTGTAACTGGTGGTCGTGGAGGTGGTCCTAAATTTCCTAGATTACCTGGTAGAGGACCAAAAATAACTGGAGGTGGTAGATTTAGATTACCTAGGTTAGGTGGAGGTGCAAGAATAACTGGTGGTGGTAATGCTCTTAGGGGTGCAAGGGTAGGTCCACTTGCTGTTGCATTTACTGCTTTAGATTTTGGTTCTAGATTAGGAGACGGTCAAAATCTTACACAGGCTACTGTTGGTGCAGGTGGAGGATTGGCAGGTGCATTAGCAGGTGGTGCAGCAGGTGCAAAGATAGGTGCAACTATTGGTACATTTTTTGGACCAGGTATCGGTACTGCTATTGGTGGTGCTATAGGATTTGCTGGTGGTAGTATAATAGGTGGTATGGCAGGTAGTGGTATTGCTGATTTCTTCACAGGTGCTAATAGAAGAAGAGAATTTGAGACAAAGAGAACTGTGTCAATTGGTGCAAAAACTTCTTTTTCTGAGGCATTGGATAAGTTTGATAGGGTATTAGATAAATTTGCCAAATTTGGTAGGTCAGGTATATTATTAGGGTTTAGGGATGAAGTAGATGATGAGGTTGGTCCAGGTTTAGATGACATTCTACCTGTTGGAAGAAGGAAACCAAGATGGAGAGGTTGGGTTGATAATATTGGTTATACTGCTTTAGGGGTTGGATTAGCAACACTAGCAGTTGTTGGTCTTGTCAATATTTTTGATGGTCCTTTGAGTGAAACTGCTCTTGGTTTAGCTGCTAGACAGGCATTTTTGAAAGCACCTTGGTTGAAGAAACTTTCATTTATAAAACGCACCTCGCCCAAGATTTATACAAGACCTATTACTACTCCACGAATAATTAATAGGACACCAAAGAAAATCAATAAGAAATTCAAGATTGATAAAGACCAAGTTACAATCAATAATCAAATTAGAGAAGGTGAGGCAAAGTTCCAAGAAGTTGGTGAGGCAGTTACTAAACAAAGATTGGCAGAGATGTTGGGATTGGGTAAGAAAACTTTGGAACCTAACTTTGGTAGGGGTATTCAAGGAAGTATAACAGATATACCTAATCCAAGTGCTTCTGGTGGAATATCAAAAATGAGAGGTCTCCAAGATGGTGGTGAAGTATCTGCAGGGGAACCAGTTGTTATAGGTGAGATTGAACCAGAAATATTCATTCCTGGTCAAGATGGTGTAATTGTTCCTGGTTCTGGTAGGCAAAAGGTATTGGTTATCAATAATGGTGGTACTATACAGAAAGTTCCTATAAGTATGGGAAGTGGTGGTGAAAGTTCAACTCCAGTACGTGCAACTCCTGATGTGTACACAAGCCTCGCTAAATATGCACAGTTCACAAGCTTATTAACAGTATAAATGAATAAAAAGAAGCTTTGGACAAAAGGAACTAAAATTGAACGCTTTGATGTAGTTCCAATAGACAAAGAAGGTGATTTTCTGAATATGTTAGGTCAGATAACATTCTTCAAGTATTATGAGGATGTATTTGATCCTTCTGTTCATGTGACCATTCAGTGTTCGGATACTTTTGGATTTCTCAATAAATTACCAATAAGAAGTGGTGCTGCAGTAAATATTAAGTTATCTCATCCAAGTAGTGAGGATGGTATAGAGTTTGATGTAAAGGAAGAACCTCTTGTTATAACAAACATAATGAATATTATGTCTGATCCTAAAAGGGAAATATATGATTTAGTTCTTGAGACAAAACATGCAGTATCTAATCATACTACTAGGGTATGGGAAAAGTATAAGGGTAATATAGCAAATAGTGTAGAAAAGATTCTGAAAGATAAGTTGAAAATAAAGAAGGATAGGATTTTCACAGAGAAAACTAAAAATGATTATGAGTTTGTTGGTAACTATAGAAAACCACTAAAGACAGTGATGGATTTATGTCGTAAGTCTATTCCTGAGAAATCTGATGGTGATAGTGTAAAGAAAGGATCTTCTGGATTTTTATTCTTTGAAACATTAGATGGATTTAGGTTTGAAAGTATAGATACAATATTATTGAGTGAACCTTTTGAGGAGAAGTATATTCTAACTGCTGATAGAAAGGAATTGGATCCTGAGAAAAATAATTTCAAAATAGTTGGAGAACCTAATTGGGATGAAAGTCATGATATAATCAAAAAACTAAGAGTAGGTGCATATAAAACTGCTAACTGGTATTTTGATTTGGTAACCAAAAAACCATTATTTGCTGACTTTTCTTATGAAGAGTCTATAAAGAAACATCAGAAAAAAGCGAATGATGAGGAAGTTATACCAACTGATTTTACTGATTTTTATTCTAGGATTATAGTTGGTGTAACTGATCAGGGTGCTATGACACCAAAGGAGGATGGAAAGGAGACTAATACTCCACAAGATCAGGCACAATTCCAGGCTCAAGCACATTCGAGGTATTCATCATTGTTTTCTCAGACATTAGATGTTACAATACCTATGAATCTATCCCTTAGGGTAGGTACCATGATTGAACTTGAGTTTCCAGAACTAAATAATGAAGAATCAGATAAGCGAAACTCCGCTTCTGGTAAGTATATGATTGCTCAATTATCACATGAAGTTGGTAATCCTACAGGTGACTTTACAGGTTTGACTTTGGTACGAGATTCTTTCCTATCTAAAGATTAATGACTACAAAAACTCCAGAACACGATCTCAACCATGAGGTCTATAT